TCCTTTAAATCGTACGGTCCCGGTGTCATAGCCTGTATGCAGAGGTACAATACTCCGTCCTGCGTGTAGTACTTGTTAAATTCAAGTGCCATATTTTGCTTATATGGAATAGGATCTTCTATCGTGCCGGAATGTTCTTCTGCGTCTACTATTTTCCACAGGCTTAGGGTAGCTGTGCTAGGTTTCCAGTTTTCCTGTGTTTTGTGACCTTGCAATACTTCCCAAAGATCCTCACCATATTGGTATCTGTGTCCTTTAACGACATCTATACCTATTTTCCATTTGGGGTGTCTTTCTTTTACTTGCAATGCCTCTGAAGGAGTTAAGTTGTAAGTGTTAATCTCTGAATTTGCTTCCAAGTCTAAAGCATCCAATGCAAGTAATCTGCTGAACTGCCGGTTGATTACTGGTTGTTCCCCCTCTGGATAAGTCCATTCTTCACTGTTCAGTAGTTCGACAAAAGACGGATCACTAAAACTATAGCGAGGAAAATCTTCATCATCGAAGGGTGCAAGGTATTCCTCATGCAAGATTACCTTGCTCTGATCTACACTTGTCCTCATTTCCGGTAGGACTTCTACTCCGTGGGACTTTGCCCATACGATGTTTACAATTGCGTATTTCATATCCAATTAATTTTTAATGTTACTTTGCTTTTAGGGTTTGGAGGTAGTTGTAGGCTTTGATACAGTCGTCTTTGGATAAAGTACTACTATAAATTCCAGCTAATTTAGTTGCCGACTCAGCAAATTGATTACTTCCATCAAAGCCTAAATTTACCATTGTATAATTTGATGATATATTGCCAGGCACAATATTGTATTCATTCCAATTTTCATCATATACTTTACCCTCTGAAGTTACGGCTCTCACTACATTTGATGGTATCAAGGTTTTATTTCCCTTTAATACGACATACACACCACTACCTTGAAGATTTTGGATTCTAACCTTTGATGATAAATCAAAACCACAATAAGATATCTTTTTAACGGGGAATTTAAAATCTAATATAACAGTAAAGTTTTCGCCAAATTTAAACTGTTTACTAACCGCTTTATCATCCACCCCATCAGTAACCAGGTATCCTTCGTATTCGGGGATTTGCTCAATAATTATATTTTGTGCTTCAAATGCTTTGTTTGTAAAAAAGCCTATACTCGTATTAACAGGGTTAATTTTTACAATATTAATTCCCTCATTTAATATTACTTTGCCTAAAGCAGTAGAACCAAAAGATAATTCAATGTCACTTGGCTTATTTGAAACGCTTATCTTTAATTCTCCAGAATAAGAGACATTTTTACCAAGAAAAAATGCACCCACGGCTTCTTGAGATTGTTCTAACACAATCTTATGGGGATTAACGACATTAACTATATTAACATTACCGCTACCACTATTAGCAAACCAATTGTTAAAATTAAGTTTATACAACCCATACCCACTCCCTTCTGCAAACCCAAAATTAGACAGTACAAGATTATTACCATTGCCTGTAATGTTGGCAATAGTAGCACGATCTTCGTCCTCGTTGGTTTTGCCGGTGACTGTCCACGCTTGGTCGGGGAAGAGCCAGGGATAGGTTTTAACGAAGTAGTCTTTGATCTTGGTCAGTTCTTCTTCGGTGGCGTCGTGATCGAGAAACACAAGTTCCCAGATAGCGACATTAGAATAATTTCCGACGATGTTATTTAATTTTCCAACAAAAAGCGAGTTTACCCCTTTAAAAGAACCTGTTGTTATAGGTACTCCTTTATAACTTTTAGATGTTTGATAGGTAAAATTATTTGGCAAATCCATCTCTATATTAACATTTCCGAAAGATACAGGTCTATTAACAAACTTATTAGTTGCATTATTACTGTTGTATTCTAAAACGAAAGCACCATCATTGAACCAATTCTTTACATTAGATACTAATCCAGAGATTCCTTCACCCATTGAAATCCACTGTCTCAACGCTACAACCGTATATCCCTTTTCCTTAGTCAGAATAGGGAAGTTATCACAGGTACCGTAATCGTCTACTCCGTCAAAGACAAGTGCACCGGGGTAGAGGGGAAGTTGTTCGATGGTGATGGGATTCTCCAATTGCCCCATATTACCACCAGGCATATAGAAATAAATCCTATTAGCCCCTTCAGTAGCAGTATAATTTATTTGATATATACCATCTTTATTATATCTCTGAGCATGACTTGAGCCTACGTTATCATAAATCTTAAAAGAGCTACCGTTAGCTTCTAGTCCGGTTATTTTAAGTGTTATATTGATGGTATTTTCCAGTTCATTTCGGATCAATTTAGCAAACTGTATTGAAGTTCCCTTGTTAATGATAACAATTTTATGACTGAGGGCTACACTTGATTGATTACCATCTACCAACCAATCATTAGATAAAAAATTGTATTTATACCCGCCAACTCCACTCATCCCAGACCAAGCGAAATTCTTGAAGGATAAGAACCGACCTTTATGGTCCGCATCCTCAATCCTCGGATCGTCCATCGCTGCCATCATCTCGTTCGTCAGGCCGCCGAAATACCAACGGGTGACATCGCCCGGAAGTTGCGGGAAACCGTCGCCGGAACCGCCACCACCGGAACCCTTCCGCAGCTTTCCACCATAGAAACCTCGGAGCCTAATCGTGTTTAGCTTCAACTCTCTTGTTTCTAAAGTCTTTAAAATAAAATTACTCATAAGTATACTGACATTTTATAACAGGAGTGTCACTTTCAATGATAATGGTCATTCCAGGACTCACATCGGGTACTTTTGCCTCAAAGTTAGGAAGAGTCCAATTTATAACTCCAAAAGCAACAGGATCAGATCCTGTTATTGTTTCAAAGAACGACAACCGACCAGACGCTTGTCGTTTAATATGTATTCTAAAATCACCTGTTGGCTGGAAAGATGTTTTATAAACTCCATTCTGAAGTGAAAAAGTTAAATCATTAAGTTCCATTTTGATCGTTATAAATAATGTACATATTCTACTATATCTCCGTTAGTTCCAATTGCATCAATTGGTTCAAAAGTGTACGTATCATCATGTTTACGAATAATAACATAGATACGCTGATCCATTCTGGCGGCTTTACTTGCCAATCTTCTCATATTTTCTCGGTTGGCCATAGCCTTATTTTGAGACGAACAGTTACAAGGAGCTTTCGCATTCATTTGAATCCATATTTTTTTAGTAAATTTTCAATCGCTGGTTTTATACGATTATCCAGCAAATACTTTTTTGCTTTTCTCGTCAATCCTAAATGCGATGGACCATATTTTTCTTCAAGCGCATTATCTCCAGCATAAAAACCGATAGATCTGGTTACAATCTTCCCTCCGTCTTTCCCATCCACAACAACAGGGGTAATACTTCTATGATACTCTCCTGTTATTATGAGGTTAGGTGTATTCCTATTTCGGGGAGGAAACTTTAAAATATTGGACGTTTCAGGCGGCGTGACACGTTCTTTCATATCTCTCCACCATACCGCCTTTTTTCTCGCTGCTTTTTCCGTCTTTGTCGTTTCCCGGAAGTAAGGGTCTTGAAGATATGTAGGCCTTATCTGTTTTCTATTTTCATCAAGTCCGGCCATTAGTTGGTCGGTGATCAAATCATGAATCAGATCCTCACTTTCACGAAGGCTATTTGTAACCTCTGGCATGAAATTATTTTTCAACATCCTTACGGCATTTGAAACTCCCGCTATAGTACCCATATTAAAACACAGAGGGGCCTAATAAAGCCCCTCGTTTGCAACTGATTTACCTTTTATAATGCTATAAACATCCGTTAGAATTTTTCTTCTATCTTCGATATTACGATCTAAAAAACAAGATTTTTCATGGGCTTCCAAAAATTGTTTTTTTGTCATTTTAGAACATAAATCCCGATTAAAAGAAACTCCATTCATTACGACTTCCATTGCTCAATACCTTTAATACCAGCAGTAAGCAGCTGCTCTGGGCTTAACAATGCAGGTGTACTTTCACTTGTTAGACTCAATGTCCCATCAGCAGAATTGTATTGGGCTGCACTGACACTATCTCCCCATACACCTTCTGTTTTTCCAAGTAATGCTCCATAGGCCGTTGTTAAATCATATTTGCCATAATGTTCAACCACCTTGTAATTAGATCCACTATTTCCCACTTTTACGACATCTACCCAAACAAGGCCTTTGGCTTTTTCAACCAAATCAGTCTCACCTTGCAGAGATTTGGTTTCCATCCAAGCCTTTTCTACATCATCATACACCAGGCTAACCGCCATAGATGCATTATCTCCACTCGTTTTAAATCGTTGTACTGATGAAGGATAAATAGAAGACATCAGATAGCCTTTAATAGTAGTATCTGTGTCATACTGACCATAAACAACGTTATTTTTATCCACAAATAAAGCTCTCATTCTTTCGTTTTTAAGCTTCATTAAATTCGCCAACAGTCCTTCATCGTAATTTTCAAGCGTCCAGGCTTCAACAAGCTCCGAGTAAGAAGTAATTTGAGAAGGACCATATCCTTGTTTAGACGTTTGGGCCTCACCACCACTTGGTGCATATTCCGCGATAGGTCCTATAGGATAGATACGCCCCGGACGGTTCGCATGAATCATTTCTTCTATTTTTTCTTCCAGTTCATCATCTTTTATCACCATATCTTCCGGTGTCAGAATGATCACTTTTACATAATCCGGAACAAACGGACATTTGCTTGATCCCGTATTAAATATCTCGCTTCCGCAATCTCTGTACTTTTTCATTTTTATCTACAATTAGGTTTCTTTACTTTTATCTCCAAATCCAATATATCTATTCCGTCAAATAAATCCGCAAAAGGCTTTTTCCCGTCAGAACCATAAACCCCTCGACTGCCATACCTCATATTATCCACATACCGGTGCGGCACGACATTTTTAGATCCAAAATCAAACCTTTGGTCTTTGGCTAATTCTAAAATAAAATGTTCGTAAACAGGATGTAGGATTTCTTTGTAAGAAATAGCAAGCCTCTGATCATTGGTATAATCAGATAACGTGCGAGTAGCTATCATCAGGTCAATATTTGCTTTACAATATAGATCGGGATCGCCTTTATCTTCTTCAAATGGGGTAAAAAGAGCAAGAAGTGGCCATTTGCCCGATTCAGTGATAGGGGATTTGCTTAATATCTCCATTTCCCGTGCTATTTGCGCCCATTCCCCAAATAGGAAATTTATTTCTATCCCAACACTTATAGAAGTATTACGGCTAATATCCTTGAATATATCTACGATATTTATCATATCCCCATCTTATTCATAAATTCCAGTAAATGCTCATCAAAAAAATATCCGCCATAATCATCTCTATGATCATATAGATAATCAGATATATACCTATTCATATAGGCCATCTGATTCCATGCGTTTATCATTTTGATATTACATGGCGAAATTTTATTGGAAGAGCTTTCCTCGACATTGCCAATAGGCGTAGCCTGTGTTTGATTCTTTCTCAGATAGAAGAAGAATACATAGTAGGCAACCGGAGATACCTTCCGATTACCTACCTGTTCGACCAACATGTTTTTTAGATTATCCCATTTTTCTTCGCCTTCTCCACTTTCGATATACCCAACAAACTTTTTTGCATTATCATAACCTAATATTTTACGATAAAATTCAAGTTCATATTGAGCAATCAAGGACTTAAGTTCGTAATTGGAAGCCTCATTAGTCTTTGATGGCACGCCTGTATACGAAATCACTCCTTCTATATGAAGTTCACCTGTGAAAAATGTCTCATCTATAAGCATGATTTACTGTTTTTTATTTTTTGATTTGATCAAGCCGCTCATGCCATATTTTGCAATAGCCTCTTCTATTTCAGGAGTAGAGGCTATTTTACCCTCATTTATAAACATGATTGCGACAGGAAGAGAAACATAATCCTTATCTCCGATTTCATGATGTTTAGCCTTAATATAGGTAACTTCATATACATCCGAAGGTTCAAACCTGTAACTCTTTGCATCATTTTTATTTACTTTTCCTCTTTTCATTATATTAACCTCCTATTCCTTTAGATGAATCAATAGCTTCTTTGATAGTGGCATAAGAACCCTTGACGAATGCAGTCTTGTAATTCGACTTAATATAAGCCAACAATCTTTTTTCGCCGATCATTGTCACTTGGTTCTTCTGGAAATCGTCATTGACCCAACCGAACGTAATAGATAATCCTACATAGTCACGGATGTTCAGATATCTAAAATCGCCCAATACAAATTCACCTTCCGTGATGGAAGTGGATGGCCGGATCTGGACTCCCGAAATAAGAGATCCATCCTGTAATGTAAAAGGCGGGAAAAGATACTGGCCATTAGCATCTTTTGTCAGCTTCATATTCGCCAAATCAATAGGATTAACGCGGACGACATTTGGAGCATAATTCATTTTAGATGTCGAAACAACTTGTGTATAAGCTGCTATAATAGCATCAAAGTTGTTCGGTTTGTCCACCTTGATACTGGTTAATGAATATTCGGGGATATCTGTGAAAACACCTTTTATTTCTCCATCAGAGCCAGAACCATATAAAATCCCATTTTCCTCTTCAATACCGATTTTATTAATAATTTCAGCTTGAACCTCTGCCACTAACTGAGGAAGATCAGTTAATGTTTCTTCCGTTAGCGTAGCTGTCAATGCCACCTTCCCTGCATTAACAACAACTTCCTTAATTGTTGCAGTCATTGAAGGCTTTAATCCGCCTTCAGGAACCCATTCGGCATCTCCTGTAGAATCCTTAAGCTCTGTATATACCAATGTCCGAGCATTGATAGTCGCGACATTAGCGAATTGTCTGATTTCGCTTTCAGCCATAGGCGGCGCGGAAATAGTAGGATCAAATACAACTCCAGGACTCAGCGTCACACCAGATGCGCCCGTCACAGTTGATGTAATAGGCGTATTAGCCTTGACAACAAGATTAAATTGTTTTTTATATCCAGGAGAAGATTTGCAAGCCGCCTTTAAGTCCACCATTTCTCTTCCGCTTTGATCTTTGGTGATATATTCTTTCACCTGTTCCCGGATCTGCTCATCTATTGATTTTAAACGAAATTCTCCAGACGGGGTTTTATCCATAGCTCCTTTGATTCTAACAAGCTGTTCACAAACCTCTTTCTTGAAGTTTTCAAAGTCTTTCTTATCAATCTTATCCGACATGTTCTTTTCATTCAATTGCTTGAACTCATTTATCAAATCGTTAATCTGCTTGAGATATTCCGGTTTTCCTAGCTCGTCTTTCAAAAACTTCACATTCAACTCTTCCAGTTTGTCATCCAGCCCCTTGAAAAACTTTTTCTGATCATCATCAAGCGTAGATTCATCGATAAAAGCCATTAAACCAAGACCAGACAACAACACACCACCAGCCACAGGATTAGCGGCAAGAGTAAATACCGCAATTAGTGACAATGCCATAATTGCAAATAAAGAACAGGAAAGTTTAAATCTTTCTTTTCTTCCTCTCATGCTGTTTTGAAACAGTACTCTTAAATACTTTCTCATCTTTCTACTTCTTTTAGTTGTTATTTAAATTTCACATTATGGAATAAGCTTTTCTTTGGGTTTACGGCGGCTTGATCTTGTGCAAGTGAACGAAGCCTACTTTTCATGTCTCCCTCCGGCTTGATTAGCATAAGTGCCTTAAACTTTGAGAATAAGCCCAATATTTCTGTTTTCTTTTTAATAGATAATCCCTGCAAACTATTTTCAATTTCGCTATGTAGTTCAATAACTTTATCTTCTACTTCTTCCGCAGTTTTTAAACCTGTATAATAAGTTTCTCCATTACAACCTATAGAAACAGCAGATATTTCATACAATACGACTTCTTTTACAATAAAGGCATCTTTCTCCGAATCATAGTCTACTTTGTCCCAAACGTAAGAATAGCCGATAGAAAATTGATTGATTGTGCCAGATTCTAGCTGGGTAATTTCTCTATCCCCTAAATCAATTTTATCAATATCTGCCTCAAAATATAATCCTTTATCATCCTCAATTAATGTAACAATTTTACCTACCGGTTCATTCATGTTATGCATCCATAGGTGGATGATCTTATCATTTGCATTACTTTGAGGCCCTCTTTCTTGTATACTTTTTGAGAAACATCCTTTTATTAAGATATCGCCAGCTTTATCCTTGTTCCCAAAAATAGCAGCATATCCAGAAATTCTGCGACTCTCAGAATTGATCGTTATATCTTTGGTCTCAAAAGAAAAAGCCTTATACTGCATTCCTATCGATTCTTTTTTCTTAGTTTTCAATTTGTGTGCCATTATGTATATTATTTTCTATTGATTGAGATTCTTGTTTAAAGTCACCTTCAGGATTGTCCGGATCTATATCTATATAATTAGCTACTTCTTTCCTGGATTCGGACAATGTTATGATACCATCATTGTATAAATTACGAACCGCATTAGAAGCAAGAGATAAAGCACTTGCAGCACTTTTCTTATCTTCCTGGAGCACGGATATATGAGAATAATCCAATCTTATAATTATCTCATCATCCCCTACTATAGCCCTTGTTAGGGCTTCGCAATAATTCTCAGAATCAGGTATGATCAAGTCTTGATAGGCATCTCGTTTTGCCCCGTTCTGATTGTCGTATGTGCTATCTGATATCAAAACATTAGGATTTATCCCTAATGAATTGCAGATGGTATTGCGACACTCTTTATCTTCTTGATATAATTTTAAATCTTCCGAATTGCCCGTAATTGGAACCCATTTTACATTTGCGGTAGTAACAAGGACTGAAAAAAGTTTACCTACAACACCATATTTACGTTTAAAACTTTCGTTTAGTTTTTCAATCTCTCCTGGGGTAAGAGAATTATCCCCATATATATCACCATTGGCATCGTTACACAATACGCCTTTTGGACCACCATCAACGATCAATGTGCCTCTTGCAATCATTTGAGCAATCCAATTGTTAACCGGCCTAGTAAGAGAGTCTGTTATATGGATATAAGACAACTCTTTTTCAGTTACATTAATATTAGCACTCGCATCAGATACAACAAAATATTCATCACTCTCTATATAGATATTCTCACTCCCCCATTCAATCCATGCCTTTTTTATAACTTCCTCTAATCTTGATTTCTTCCATATGTTAGCATCTACTTCAGCGTGGAAAAGCTCAGGGGGAATAATCCACATCGAAACCGGTATTTCAGATCTCAAAGCTCTAAATGTATAAATAGGGCAAAAGCCAAAAGTTTTGAGGGTGATTTCAACCTGCTTATTAAATTGCTTTCCACTTTGAATTGGGTTAGGCTGTTTAAGCAAGGTCCTTATCTTATTGTATTTATTATCTCCATCCAAATGCTCATTATCCTCTTTATCCGTCACATAAAATCGCCCGTTAGAAAACATAGAACCACATCTCTC